ACCACCCCGCCGACCGTCTGGACCTCGGCCTCCCCGTGGAGGTGCCCGGTATGCCACTCCCGGTAGCTCGACTTGCCCCACAGGTCCGGCACCTCGGCAGGCATCAGTTCGCCGAGCCGCTTCTTGGCCTTGTCCCCGTGGGTCAGGCCCAGCAGGACCCGCCCGTGGGTGAAGTACTTCCGGGTCGTCTTGGCGTCGTCCAGCGTGACCCGCTTGTCGTTCCGGAAGTAGGCCCGCAAGATGTGTCGAAGCGCGACCGTCATCATTGAGTCGTGATTCCCCGGCACCAGCACGACCTCGGTAGGCAGGGTTGCCGCCGACTGCTCAATGATGTCAAACAGGATGGCTGCCCCCTCGTCCACCATCTTCTCGACGCGCCCGTCTCGCTCGAGCGGGGTGCCCTTGGTAGTTTTAGCGTCCGGCGTGTCGTAGTGGAAGTAGTCGCCAAGCAGGAAGATGGCCCGTCGTCCCACGCGACGATGCTCGCCATCGGCCAAGAGTTCCCCGGCGGCATCGCGAAGGAGTGTCTTGGCAATCTTGATGTCGTAGTCCTGCCACCCGGTCTCCTGCGCCCACGCGTGTTTCCCGATGTGCGGGTCGGCAATAACCAGCGCCTGCAAGACGGCGCTGTTCTTGCCCTTTAGCGACGGCCCAGCGACCGCCTTGCGCGGGCGGACACTCCCGGTAATCATCGCCTCGACCGCATCGACCAACGATGGCCCAGCCTTCGGCTTGAGCCGGACGAAGACGCGGTGCAACTCCGTCACCTGCGGCTTGCCTGTCTCCGGGTTGACCGACGCCGACTCCCACTTGGTCGCCTCAGACCGCTCGACCTCAAAGCGCGTCAGGTCCGCTTCGATGTGGCGGAGGAGGTCCTCGACCGTCTTAATCTTGGTCCCGACACTCCGGGCCTCGGTCGCGTCATTCGTGGCCCGCGTCTCGACCTCCTGCTCAGCGGTCGGCGCGGCCTTGGGCGTCAGCGCATTAGGCCGCCGAGCCACATACACCCCGAGATTAGTGCGCTGAATCCGCACCGCCGCAAGGTTCCGCACCTCACGGCCTTCGTGGAACTCCGCATTGAGAACCGCCACCACAGCCTCCGACCCCTCTCCCTGCGCGGAGAGTTGCGATAAGCGGCGTTTTTCTGCGTCAGTCCACGGCGTATGGTCTTTACGGACGGGCATAAACCTCGGAACGGAGCGTCAAGGGATTCGCAGGAATAACACCGAAATCAGCGTCTACCCACTCAACAAACCCACTTGGCACCGCGCCGTTAACATCCCGGTCTACCCGGATGTGCCCCTGCATCAAGCAGGACCCGCACCCGTGAACGCCATCAACGTTTTCGCCCGTCCCTTGACAGGCTGGACACACCACGTTCACCATCATTGACATTCATACCCCCAGTAGGTGGTGTTGCCTATGTAACACCGCCACCCGGTTCTGTCAAGACTGGTAGTTACCGAGCAAGTCCCAGCACGATACCTGTCCCCAATCCAGCCAGTAGCATTTGCGTGCGACTGGGGCAGGGACGGCCGAAGACGCGGCACTCGGCCTTCTTCTGCAGCGCTCGAATCAGCGCATCCTGATGCGCCAGCGCCGAATCTGCCCGGTCTAACGCCACGGTCATCGCCCGCCGCTCCTCGGCGTGCTTGTCCCGGAGCGTATCCACGGCGGCCATATATACTGCAACCTGCATAGTCAGGCTGTCGGCCAGCTGAATCGACCCCTTCAGCGCCTGCCGCACCGAGTCCAAGCTGGCCCCGCTGTCCTGTGCAATCTGCCGGAGTGCCTCGAGGCTGTCCTGCACTAGCGCCATCTGCGTCCCAAGCGTGGCGGCCGCCTTGCGCTCCTGCTGGCCTGCCGCCTTGGTCGCGTACTGCGCCTGAATCGCGGTGACCTTGGCACGCTCAACCTCCCGAAGAGCCGTATCCACGCGTTGTGTCATTGCCAGCACATCCTGACTGGGCGAAGGATGGGTGAGGAGATAGCCAACCCCAAGACTGCACAACACCGCAAACACCAGCACATACACCTTATCGACGGTACCCATCACGCGTAGTCCTCCAGCCGGAACCCGGGCACCTGCTCCGGGTCATTCTTCCGGCCGGGGGCAATCTGCGCGTGGGTCGTCACCGGAAGCGCCCCGTACTTGGTGCGAATCTCCGCGATAACCTGCTTCGCCGCCGCCTTCTGCGGCTCTGTTAGCGGCTCCTTCCCGTCGTTCTTATTGCTGAACGCCACGCCGACCGAGATGCCATTCGGGTCCTTATGGCCTTTCCACTCGCTCTTGCCAGCGTGCCACGCCCGGCGGTCATACGGCACGCACCGGTAGATAGCCCCGTCCCGGCCAATAAGAATGTGGTACGACACCTTGCTCTCTCGCGACTGGAGCCACGACAGGCAGCCCTTCTCGGTCGGGGAAGCGTCGGCGTGCAGGACGATGAGCTTGACGTCCTGTGTGCGGGCGTTGTGATTCGGGCTGGGGTGCGTCAAGTCCGGCATTACTTGGGCACTCGGAACGTGCCCGTCTTCCGGTCAATCGCCTGCACGCCCGTCAGCACGCCGAACTTCACGCCGTGCCACACCGCCGCCCACGCAAAGATGAGGCCGACGCCGAGGTTCATCAGCACCTCGGAGAAGGGCGGCGTGGTCAGCAGGAGCAGGTTGAGCAGCGCCCCCGAGATGACCAAGGCCAGCGCCGTCTTGATGGTGTAGTAGCTCGTCTTCCCGAAGCGGTCAATCTGCTTGACCCCGTCCCCAATCTTCGTGAAGAGCATCACATAGAACGCCAGCCCGCCGAGGCAGATGAGCCCGTTCGCCAGCGCGTTAATCGACTGGAGCATTTTTCGCCTCCGGGAACACCTTGCCGATAATAATCTCAACCCCGCGCTGGCCGAGCACGCCGAGGAGGAAGGCCATCGCGCTCATCGTCTGCTGGCTGGCAGTAATCCCCGTAACCTCGAAGACCACGGGGGTGAGGAAGTAGGCACTGCTGGTCCCCGCCGAGATGGCGAGGAGGTTGTCGCGGAGGTTGCCGTGGGAAGCGCGGCCGACGGCAATCAGGCTGCCGAAGAACCCGGCCACCACGAGCATCAGGGGGGACTTGTCGGTGGACATAAATGTGTTGGTGATTAGTTGCAGTCCCACGCGCGAAGGGACTTGTTGATGCGGGAATTAGGGTCATTAGCGGTCTTGGATGAGGTCAACTTCTCCTTCATCCCCTGCATCCGGGCACAGAAAGACTTCCGGCGTCCCGCGGCCGCGTCCGAGCGCTCGGCTTCCTCACGCTTGACGGGGCGCTTGATGTCCTGTCCTTGCGCCCGCAAGCTGGCTCGGCCCCGCTCATTGAGGCCACCCTCCGGGTCCTGCCCTTCAGCGCGTTGCCACGCCGCGGTCTTGTACTTCTTGGACATTGCCTCTTCGACGAGGCGCTTGGTCTTACTCATTGGCGTTGCCCTATCGCTTCGAGGTACTTATCCGTCGCCGCCTGCAGTGCACCTTGTGCGTTCTCAATGAGCCGCTGCGCCCGCTCCTCGTCACGGTTCCGGCGGAGCTCAAGGCGAAGGCGGGAGCGAATACCCTGCACCGCCTCCTCGTACTTCTTGCGCTCACGCATCTCCTGCAGTCCCGGCTTGACCACCGAGGGCCTAAGGCCCACCAGCCCCAGCGCGTCCAGCGCCGCGGCCGCCGTATCCCCGCGTTGCATATCCTTGATGATTCGCGGAATCTGGAACGACACTGCCGACGGCGTAACGAACGAGGCCAACTTCCCGCCCACCGCCCGCGCTTTCTCTCCGCCCGTCATTCCCGGCTCAATGAGCGGGTCCCCCGTAAAGGGGTCACGGCCCAGCATCAGCGCCCCAATATCCTGTATCGGGCCACCCGGCTGCAGAATGCCCGGGATGTCCTCGCTGATTTGAGAGGCAATCGCCCCGGGCGCAGGCGAGCCCGTCAGTGCCGAGAACGGCGTCCAACGCGCCACGTCGAAGGTGTACTTGTCGCCCTCCGGCACGTCGATGCCAAGCGCCTGATAGGCAGGACGCACCACCGCATCGACCTGAATCCGACCCGGCAGGATGTAGCCCCGACTCCGCTGGTTCTTGGGCAGGTCCTTCTCCTCGAGCGGCTCATATATCCGGCGGCTGGCTTGGTCCAGCCCAGCCCAGAGCGCCGTCAGGGCTATCCACCGCTCTGGGTGCTCCATAATCATTCGGGTCACTGCCGGGATATACTTTGCCGGATAGAGCACAAACGGATAGACGGTGTTCTTCAATCCCTTAAGTAACGGAGAGCGCGTGTCGTAGCCCGGCAGCGACTCCATCACCTTCTTCGCCGCCGCGTCCGCATCGAGCCCGTCACTGACGAACTTCTGGAAGAGCGCCACGCGATAGACGCCGTCTTCCAGCGCGTAGGCTCGCGTTATCTTAGACTCCATAAACCGACCAAATTGCTCGGCTCGACCAATCGGTTGGATGCCCTGCTCGGCCAGTGCCGCTCGGGTCTCCGGCCGAGTCGTGCGCGCGAGCGCCCGCAGCGCCGCCTTGTCCTGCGCCACACCCTTCACGGGCTGGTCCCCGTACAGCGGCAGGCCACGCTCCAAGATGCCACGCTCGGTCAGCGCCTTGGTCGCTGGGCCATAGGCCTGCAGGTCTTTTGCCGCTTGAGTCAAATAGACGGGCTGCACAGGAATCGGCAAGCCCGCCATATGCGCCATTGCCGCATTTGACACGAAGTTCCCGACGTGCGTTCCCGGGTTGTAGACCGTGTGAATCTTCTTCCACGCCGAGAGCAGGCTGTTCCACGTTGACTTCGTGTTGGACAGCTCCGGCACCGCCGTCAGGTACTCCGCCACATCAGGCCGCACCACCGCCCCACGAAGGACGCCCAGCCCCGGCGTGTCCGGCAAGGTCACGAAGTCGGTCCGCTTCTTAAACTGCTCGCTCACATTCCGCAGGGTCGCCTTGGCCGCGAGATAGTTTCGCGACGCCTCACGGGCCGCCGTCTCATCACCACGCTGGAGCGCGATGTCCCGCAGGTTCTTGGCCGCTAGCACCTCGTCTAGTGCCGCCTTGTACTGCGGCTCAACCGCTCCCGGCACCTCGACCAGCGCATTGAACAGCCGGGCCGAGGCCACATCGCGCCCGCCGCGACCGAACGTCTCGGCCACTCGGTAGGACGCCTCGCGAATCTCGCCCAGCTCATTGCGCTGTTCAGGCGTCAGGTCCAGACGCTGCTTCTCGCCCTTGATGCGGAACGGCGCAGCCTGCGCTTGAGCAGGCACCTCTTCCATCGCCGCCTCGCCCGCATACTTGCCGTACATCCGGCGCAGGTAGGTGCGCTGTGTGGCCGCGAAAGTAGTCGGCGAGATGAGGCGCTGACCAACCTTCTCCTGCCCAAGCCCAGCCACTGCATCCGAGACACGGTTCGCCAGTGCAATGGCTGCGGCCATATCGTTCGGGTCGAGCACCGCCTGCTCAAAGTTTTCGCGCTCGACCAAGTCGGAGACAATACGGTCACCTTCCGGTCCAAGCCGCC